GATAAAAAAACAAGCCTTGTCGAAATCTTGCATTTCAAGTGACGACATATAGTCGCGGCCCGTTGGAGCCGTGACCACGTAATCGACGCCCGCTATAGATACGTCCTTTGGGATCATGCCGCCCCCGCGTCAACTTGCTCGAACGTGTAAGAAAACTCGACGGCCGCGTCGATAGCAGCGGAACCATTCGGCCCACTGGTCAAGACACACGTTCCGTAGTCCGTAGCCGCCCCACCACCAAAAGCTACCGACAATTCCGCACCCGCACCACCGAGAGTCCATACAGGCTTGTCTAGGGTCGTGACCGTGATAGTCGCGTTCTGTTTGATGCCTGAAATCTGAGTTGCAACGGTCGTGTTAAGTTTGGTTGTATCAACCATCGACTGAGACTCTCCAGAAACATCAACCGACCGAATTTCGGTCGATGAAGCTGTCCCGAATGTGACGGTGGTTCCAAATGAACTTGTGGGCATTAGACAGTACTCCAGGAGACGACGACCGAAATATCGACCTCGTATAAGATTTCGTTTGATGATTCAACAGGTAGAGAATACGAACGGTCGAGAGATTGAACCGAAAGACCTTTGATAGCTGTAGCGGTTTCACCGGTGGCGATGACGGTATAGCTTCCGAGCCGAGTCATGACGGCCGCCGCCGTCGATTCGGCTACCGAAAACGTATTCGAGAGACACCGGAAAGAAACCGTCGAAAGTCGCAGCGTCCCCACTTTCGTCAGTAGGTCGCGCTCCACCTCTTCGGATTGAATTTCGTAGACGATTGCGGGTAGGTCAAGATCTTCGCGGAGGTACGGCTCAACAACACGAGGGCCAGGGAGCAATGATCCAGCGTTCAACCATTCCAGCAAGTCAACAATCATCTTGTCATCCTCTTAAACTGTTGCGCCGTGATCCGCTCGCCGCCTGATCTCATGCCCAGTCGAACGGCCGCCTCGAACATTCGAAGCGCTCGAGGCTTGAGACGATCGACGGCTTTTCGAATATGGGTGACCGGCTTGGTCCCTGGATGACGCCGACCATGCTGTGGCCCACGTGGCCCGCCCTCACGTCCGAGACGTGAACCCTTGCCGAGAGCGTGCGGCCGTGTTCCGTACTCGAGCCACCAGATCTGTCCGGCATTCGTGGTCGCTTCACCCTTGCCGCCATGTTTAGTAACGCCGCCCGAACTCACCGAATACCCTCGGAGAGACTTCTTCCCCTTGCCGCTCGGATTCCGGGACTTGACAGACTTCGCGAGAGCGACCCGGAGAGACGTTCCCCCGTAGCGCCGACGGAATGCGTTCGAGTTTCCGGATACCTTCGCGCCCTTGATCTCTCGTTTCCACGTCGCCGTGGAGAGCTTCACGATTGGTTTGATAGCGTTCTGCGTGATCTTCGCTTGAACGTCACCCGGCATTTTTTTCATGTTCCGGATGATGTCTTTCTGGCCGATGAGTTCGCCGGCAAGAGAACCCGCCGCCGCCTGATAGGCTTGAGACTTGATCCGGTTACGGTCACGCGCCGACATCATTTCGTCACCTCCTCAAGCGTTAACTCGATTCGATGATGATGAAGACCCGCGTCTGATATCTCGGTCACGTTGTAGATTTGCTCCGCGTCGAGTCCGCCGTTCGCGTTCTTGAGCCGCGTACCCTTGACGCTCCAGACGATGTCGGTTCGATTGCCGTCGATGACCGCTACCTTGCGTTCCATGCCCTGGAGAGTGTCCTCGAACTCGCCCTTGCCGAACCCGCCTCGAGTCTCGACTTTCGCCCAGACGTAGCCGGCGTCTGACCACGACCCGATTGGTTGCTCGAATGTATCTCGAGTCACCGTCCGAGTCTGGACGATAAATGGCGCGGAGAGTTGACCGACTTGCGGGATCATAGGGACGTCCGAGCCTCCCCCATCATCATTGCGGAGGCGATTCCAGACTTGTAAAGCTGAACGGGTTGCTCCATCTGGCGATTAACGTACATGTCAGCGACGAGCGCTCGAACGGCTTGCGCCGCCATTGAAGGAACGTCGCTTCGCTTAGGCGCTCCGACTCTCCAAGTGAGGTTCAACGCGCCGACCGAGGTCGAATCCCATTCGATCACTGAGACCTCGCCAGGAGCCTCGTAGCGTGTGATCGTAATATCGGCGTTCTCGTCGGTCTTCGCTTGAACTACGAAAGACGTTGACCAAGGGCGGACGACGAGTTGAATCGGCGACTCAGTAAAACGAGCCGTGAACGTGGTCTGACGAAGGTAGTACCCCGTAGCGTTCTCATAGAACATCACGGCCGCGTCGAGATATCGGGCGATCACGTCATCTTCGAGGTCGTGTTCGACTCTGAGATGAGCTTTCATTTCCGCGAGGGAGAAGGTCACCGGACTTTGTGTCGTGATTCGCATTCGGATATTCCTTCAAGTAAAAAAAGCCCTCCAGAGGGTTTCCCCCCTGGAGAGACTGAACCGCGTTGTTTCATTACGCGAGCTTGTACGTGACGATTCCTCGAGGCTCGGTCACAGCGAACGCTGAACGAATGGAGGCGAGCAAGTTAACCTCGCCAGTCGCGCTCTTCGTGTAGGGGTCGCGCATGAAGTTAATACCCTGAACGTCCGCAATACGGGCGGCATCGCTTGCAACGTATGCCGCAACGAATTGACCCGTAGTCATCGGGTTCCCTTCGGATGCGACGAAGACGGGACGACCGAAGATTTGCAAAGGGCTTTCAATTGAGAAAGCTGCTTGCGCCTGCGGCTGAAGAATCGGACGACCGATTGTGTCTGCCGACGCCATCAGATCTTCCATCACTCCAGGAGAAACGACAAAAGCACCTGATCGACCAAAGTAACCAGTACCGGCGAGCTTAGTAAGTCCGGTGACGAGTTCTGGAACTGTGATACTAGTCGCGCCTGCTGTTGTCATCAACTGCCCACCGCTGCCAGACCAATCCTCGAACAATGTATCGTCGCCGTTTGGCACAGCAGTCCCAAGCATGAATGCTGCGTTCTGTGCCGCAGCCAACGCCTCGGCCTGCTGATTGAGAACAATCGATTCAATGTTAAACAAAGAATCATTGATCGCCTCAGTAGTCACTGAGGTCTGCACCGCGAACTTTCTTGGAGTCGGACTCTTTGATCCGAAAGTAGGAATGAACTCCTCGAACGCCGTTTTTTCGGTAGTGTCATCATCGACGGTCACTTGTGAATTCTGAACCGGGTACTTGATAAGACCCGATGCAAAAGTATCGACCGCGCACACCTGGCGCATCGGAGTCAGTCGATTCATGATTTCGATGAAACGCTGATACATGCTTTGTGGGATCGTGTCACCCATTGAAGTCGTGGCGCTAGTTCCTGCACCAATAACCTCAGTAGTGAGAGGAAGCGCACGATATTCGCGCTCATAGTCACCGCGTGCGAACCCTCTGAAGTCGTTATCAGGAGTGTTCTTGACCTTGGTGTCGTTCATGTTCCATGAACCACGAGGCGAGCCGAGACGCATCTCAGCGGATTCGACGGCAGCGGCCGAACGGATCTGGCCCTGAAGCGAGTCCGCTTCGCTATTCATCTTCTCAACTTTTTCAGACTCTTCGGGAGTCAGATTCCGACCCGATGCACCGTCGAGAACGGCCCCGAGTTCCTTGAACAGTCGTTCTTCCTTGTCGCGCATTTCAATCAGATTCATTTCGAAAACTCCGCTTTCGCATTTTCATAAGCTGGCCGCTCCACTACGGCCAAATGATCCATGGTGGCCTCTTCGATTTCTCGGAGATAAGCCACCTTTCCCTTGCGAACCGGAGTTTTCCGATCACGCACCGTGTAAAAACCAATTGAGACCGACCCGTCGAGATCGCCGCGCTCCAGGGCTTCGATGATGTCGGTACGCCCTTCAGGAATGCTTGCAGTGAACCGCAACCCCTCCGGCGTATCTTCGAACTTGATCGTTCCCGCACCGGCTCGAGCGAGAGGAACTCCGCCGCCGTCGTGCGAAAACTGAAGGACCGCGTGATCCGGAACCGTGATCGATCCGGGATTGAACTTCTCGCGGAAGGTCACTCCGCCCTCACGGATTTCCGTGTACTCGTTAAACGGAACTGCCACGCCCTCCAGGACGTTCCCGCGAACCTCTACCGATGTCGATCTGATTTCAAGCGTCATCGCCACCCCCTGAAGCATCGGAGCCAGCGTCGTCGCCGGCAGTCGATGACATTTGCGCGTAGTTCTTCGAGATGACGATCTCGTCCATTCCGGGTGCGTCCAGAGAGGACATTCCGAGAGACATTCGAGCCTCATTCGGAGTCTGGATTCCGGCGTCGATAAGCTGGCGAGCGGCCGCGGCCTGAGCGCTGGCGGTACCCCGAGTGAGTTGCTCGGTCTTGAATCTCAAGCGCTCACCAGAAGAGAGGGTTTTGAATTCGAACTCGGCCCCGATGAGGTCGAGCAAGGGTCGGAGACATCCCTCGAGGTAGCTCGAGATGTCTTCCGTCGTTGGTGACGAACTTGAGTCGATCATCGTGACCGGAACACCGAACGCTCGAGCAACATCGGCCACCCCGAACTCCTGGAGGGTCGCGTGTTGCTGCTGATCGAGCCGGGTCGTGATCTCTCCGACTTTCATACCACCGGACACGACCACCGGTGTAGACCATGTCGAGGCGTCGCCGTGAGTGCTTCTGAACGACTCTTGCAATCTGGCGACCCCGTCGGCGCTGATCGGTTCGTCGGTCTCGAGTTTAATCTTCGGAAGAGCGCTCTCGAAGATCTTTTTTGCGGCCGTGTACTGGCCCGCGATCATCTCGAACGTCGTCTTGAACTGATCGAGAACGCCCTCGCCCTGGAACATGATCCGTTCGGCGCGTCTGAAGTGCAGAACGTCGGAGGGAAGGAACGTCTGGCCAAACGCCTGATAAGTGAGCGTTTGGGCTTTTTCGTCCCAGTTGTAACCCCACGTGCCGAACTCGGCTGGAGTGATCTCGAGGATATTTCCGCGCCCGTCTCGCGTGATAACGTCGAGATGCTTCCCGTGGATGAGTAGATCATTCACGATTTTTCGAAGGTAGCTCGTTCCCGAGATTAGATTGTTCGGTGAACCCTCGAGGAGTTCGGTGAGCCTTGATTCGACTTCGATATAGCCGTTGTCGTACTTGCCCACGACGCACGACGGAACCCGCGAAACGTCCCCCGCGATCAAGTCGATACAGCGGCCGACCGACGGGATGCCGAGAATCTGAGTATTCCCGATGTTCCACGATGAGAGTGGACGAAACAACGCCCACGAAGGCGTAGGCGATTTGGCACGATTCGAGATCCTGGAGAATAAACCCATAGTTCTAGAGTCGCGGTTCGTCAATGATTGTATACGTATTTTTTAGGATTTCAACACGCGATGTCGTCAGATTCGTATATCGATGGATGGTCGCCGCCCTGCTCAAACATGCCCGAGAGGCAATAGATCAGACTCATCAGCGGATCAATCATCGACCGGCTCGGATCCTTGTCCGGTCTCCGGCCGCCCTGATAGTTCCGAACCCGGCAGTTCTTGAGCGCCCGCTCGAGGACCGGGTCGCCGTCGTGCAGGATCTTCCCTTGGCGCACCTTGTCAACGAGACCTTCAGTCGCGGGTACTACGTGTTCGGCCTTCGCTCGCCCGTAGAACGGCCAACGATCGACCGTCTCGAGCTTGTGCAGCCGGTCACGTGGGAAGGTCCAAGTGTCGTAGCCGATCATCGGTATCGTGAACTCATCGACGGCCGCTCGGATCTCGGCCTCGATCATATCGGGGTCGATGATCCGCCCAGGGCATAGGATCAAATGCCCCTGGTCGACCCAATCTAAAAGAGGCAATTTCGACCGATGCCCGAAGTACTCGAGCCGATGTTCCGGGAGGAAGTGCCGAGCCTTGACGTGGATCACCCCCGTCGGATCTGTACGAGCCAGCGTCACCGAACACACGTCGGTTCTATTTGAGTCAACCGCCGCACCCCTCGAGAGGTCGATTCCCATATAGACGGTTTCACCCGCCGGCAGGACCGGCAAACCCTTGCACCTCTCCCAGTCCTGGAGGTCGATCAGGCTCGAGACCTGAGAGTCGAACCGGGCATAGTGCTGGCGAACGAAGTCGGAACGACTCGCGCCGTTCCCATGCGTGACCATCGAGTCGAAGTTCCGTCGGATGTCCTCGACCTGAATTGTGACGCCGAGACCTGGGTTCGCTTTCGCGCATAGCTCCTCGGAGAACTCCACCGGATCCTCGTCGTCGATGGTCCAGCATAGAGCCACCTCGTGGTCCTTCGAATGGCCCTCGAGAAGTTCACCGACGACTTGATCTCGGATCGAGTAGTACGGTACCTCTCGATCATGGTGAGGAGTCGTGAAACAGATCACTTGACCGTCGGGCCTCTTCGCGGCGCCGGTCATCGCTCGAACCATGACCGGCTTCTGAACGTGTGAGGCTTCATCCAGGAAAGCAATCCGAGAGCGTCGCCCGTGCCACTTCTCCGGGTCCGGCGGGATCACGTTCACCTCGGATCGGTTCTCGGTGTTCCGAACCGCGCAACCACCGACCGCGTATCGGGGTTCGAGAGGCTCCCCTACCTGAATCGAGAACTCTCGAATGATCTCGGCCGCGTCACGACCGGCGCCCGATGCCGACGTAGAACCGAGGTCAAGCTGCTGCCGGGTCGTCGAATGGTACAAATGAAACGCCAGAAGCATCCCCGCGAGATAGGTTTTCGCACCACCTCGAGCGCATTCAATCAGCACCAGGCTTGAAGCCGGCAGACCATCGGCCCGTTTCCGCGCTTCGATTTGAGAAAGAATCCAAACTTGAAACGGCTCGAGCTTCACGGATTTTTCGTAGTCGGGAAGCTGGAGATTTTCGATCCACGTGACGACCCGATCCAGATGCTCCCAGTCGTACACGACCGGCCCGGTTTCAATCTCCGCGAGCGTTCGCTCCGCCGCCGCTCGGATGAGTTCCCCACCGGCCCGGTTGCCGCTTACCAGTTGGCCGCAGTATTCCCGCACGACTTTCGTGGAAAAAAGACTGTT